TTGATGTTATCATTATGTCATGGTTAGTAAACCAGTAACAAAATCAAATCTGTCTACCTTTATTGATTTGGCAACTGTGCTTGCATCACCAAGAGTTGTTGGTGGGCATGTACAAATGCTAAAGGGGATATTCACTGGTAATGCCCCCTGCATTGCATATTACTGTTCACCAGGTGTTACTACAGGAGATGATCATTGGCAAGGGGTTACCAGCCTAGCCTATCGATTTGATATAGATGGTACTATATGTGTCCTTAGTGATTATTTTGGATCCAATTATTGTTGTGATATAGTAATTGGTGCATCTGATGCCACAATTACTTCATTGATTACCACAGTAGTAAACAATGCTAGGTTATTTATTTCACTAGAAAAGGCCATTAAATATTGTTCATCAGTACAAGAACGTGTAGAAGATTTTCCAATGTGGTACTGCAAATTCCTAGTTAGTCAGCTGTCAAGGCTTGATGCCTTCTTGGAATGATTATGGAAAATACACTGTCATTTCAACCAGATGAAGACAATATGTTTTCATCATTGGATGATATAATCCAGGGGAAAAAATTACAACCCTTGAAGAAGGTTGCAAAGCATGAACTTATCCAGCTGGTAAAGGCAGCCAATCCCATAGAGTTTATTGAATCAGAAGAATTTCTTGGTGCATCCCAATTGTTTCCAATGCAAATGGAAATCATTTGCAAATTCTTTGAGTTATGGTGCCCACACTGCAATGACATTCCTAATATTCCATCGGCAATTGGAAAATCCCGTGATGAATATCAACCAATTCGAGATAAGTTTATTCTGTTTGAACATGGTATATGCCCAACATGTGGTCTTTTGAAGTCTGAGATTGCCCCCAATATGCACAATTACCGAGAATTGGTATTATGCCTTGGGATGCGTTCTGGCAAGTCTGCACTGGCTGCTATGCTATCTGCATGGATATTACATGAATATCTATGTATTCCTGTACTTCAAAAAAAACTAGGGTTAGAGGTGGGCCAACCCTTGGAGATTACATTCTGTGCTGCATCAGGTTCACAAGCACAGGATACATCATTTGGTCAGCTACGTGCCATGATGGACAGCTCCAAATGGTTTCAGGATCTAAAAGAAGCCCTACGGCTGGTGGAATCAAGTAATCCCAAGTATAGGCGTGAGGATTTATATCGTGAATCAGATTCCATGATCAATTATCGATACTTTGGTATCAAGATCCGATCAGTAACAACATCATCAAGCACCCAGGCAGGAAGAACAAGATTACTAGCTGTAATTGATGAATTGAGCCGTCTTAATTCTACTACATCAAAAATATCTGCAAATGAAGTGTTTCGTGTATTGGATCACAGCCTAATTACAGTAAGGTCTGCTGTAAAACGCCGTCGGGAAAGAAAGCAGTGGGATATACCAGACAGTAAAATGATTGTAGTGTCTTCTCCATTATATTCCACTGACAAGACAATGGAATTGATTGCTCATGCCAAAAAAAGTGAAGAATCACTTGGATTCAAATTACCAACATGGGAAGTTAATCCCCTGGTGCTAAAAGAAGACCTAAAAGAATCCTTCTATCGAGATCCACTAGGAGCAAAACGAGATTTTGGAGCAGATCCCCCATCGGCAGAAAATCCATTCTTGGAAGAACCAAGATTATTAGACCTATGTATTGATACTGGAAGAAGCCAAATGTTCTGTAATGCCCGTGAAACAAGATTTGACCAAAATGTTCAAGATCAAATCTTTAAGTATGTTGGTGTCAACATTGGAAACTTTAAGTTTCAAAACCTGAAAAAATATACAATGCACCTGGATGCTGGTTTGAAATCTGATAGTTTTTGCATGTGTATTGGTAGTATGGATCAAAAAACAGGCAATGTTATTATTGAAGGGTGTTGGGAACTTCGACCATATTCTGATGAAGACCGTCGGGTATATTTTCCTGGTGTGCTTGACATCTTGCTGAAACTAAATAGTCTACTGTCAATATCTTTTATCACATATGACCAGTGGAACTCAACGGAGCAAATTCAACGCTTGCTTTCGAACAATGTAATGGCAGCCCAAAAGGGTGTGAATCGAGATGACTTTATAAAATTCAAGCAGTCAATTTCCACAGGGAAAATTCGATTTCCACAACTTGAAGTAGATGGATACAATCCATCACAAAATAGGAATGTTCCTGTTGCATCCCTTATTTATCAGATTAAGCATCTAAATGATAATGGTATAAAAGTAGAACACTCTCCAATTCCCTATGAACATGATGACATGGCACAATGTGCTGTGGCAGTTCATAGAAATCTTGTAACACCTGAGTTGGTTATATCCTCTTCTACATCAAAACAAATGAAGGAAATACAACGAGTTCAACAAATTCGTTCTCAGCAGCAGCGATCATCAATAGGCCAAGTAGTAAAAATCAAACGGTTTATCTAATTGATTGGCCCAATAAGCGTAGTTGGAATTGGCGGGACAGAAGTAGATACCCCTGTTATTAGAACTTGTACAGCAGACAATGTTGCAGTATGAAAGCAATTTGCTATTGAATCTACCTTGGTACTTGCATCATTACTAATAATTCCAAACTCAGCGAGTAATAGGCTTTGAAGTACACCTGGAGTTACTATAGTAACAATGCTTGTGATTTCTTGTGCAAATGGACCTCCAGTACCAGGTACAATTGGGATAATCTTTATATCAAAGATGGATCCCATCCAATATCCAATAAAGGCTGAATCAAATGCAGATGATGCTAATATTGCATTTCCTCCAGGAGGTGGTACTAGCATAGATTTCAATGTAGATGCAAATAATGTTTTATTACTTGATAACAATAAATCACCTGAAATATCCGATGCCCCTTTAGCATAAATGTCATAAGCATTTGCAAAGGAATCACATGAATCAATCAATGTGGATGGAAATCCAACAAATGATGGATCTGTATCTACCATAAATTTTTTTAATTCTGTCTTTAGAACATTAACAGATAATGTCATGATGTGAATGTCTTCTTGCTTAGGAGAGATTCATCGGCTATCACAATTGGTTGAGACGTAGGACCCACCGCACTACCATGTGTATGTGCATTTAACCATTCAAGTAGATTTGTGCCTAATGGAATTCGCTGCACAGCTCCCAATCCTCCAAGCTGAATTATACCACTTGTGCCACTATTTACCATTACATTACCAAGTAGAGATGATATTTCAATATTTCCCGAGTCATCAACTTTAAGCACTGCAATTGGAATTGGACCGTCACAAATCTCAAGAAGTGCTCTCAGCCTAGTTCCCCAACTACCAACTTCATCAATGCCCAAGGCATTACGTACATATCCAAGATGGATACGTGCAGTCCTAACCCCAGACTTTAGAACTTCAACAAAGAACTCTTGAGCATTGGCAGTTCCTGATTCATCTGGCATGACAGTTGTTCCAACACCCGGCAAATCTCGCACACATGAACCGGCTACAACATTTACGCCATTGCCATTCAACTCAACTCGCTGTCCTGCTAATTGCATAATGCGATATTTGACTGTATATACAATTCCATCCAAAAATCCATTTATAAAACTAAAGGACCCATTTGATTGCATAGACAAGGCAATTCTATTTTTTATATTACCAATGAAGATTTCACCTTCATTAATCAATTTTGCAAGGATACGCCTTCCAGTATCCTGATCTTTGATTTTTCCAGCACATTTATCTCGGTAACCATATTCCACTTTTCCAATCCAGAAATACCACAAGCCATTACCAATTACCAATCCAGTATCTCCAATATCAGGCATATTGTAAGATCCAGAATCATTAGTCATAATTACATTCTGTCTACCACCCTCTGTACCAATCCATTCCACAGATAGCACACGCTTTTCCGCATCTATTCCTGTAATCCTTGCAGGATATAGCCATAATGGTGGTTGATTATTTGTATCAAACATGTTTAATCCTATGCAAGTAAGAATGCCATTTTTGTCTTTGGCCCAAAAATACCATCTATCTTTCCATTATACAATTTTTTTTGTGCCAATATGGTTTGCAACCGTTTTGTGATTTCTGCGCGTACCATATCTAAATTAATCAATATACCAGGGCATTCTTTACGTAATTTTTTAATACCATGATCTAATATATAACCTGTTCCAAGTAATTCTCTATGTCCCAACACATGGTCAGGTGTTATATGCAATTGTAGACATAGATTTGCAATTAATTCATATAGAGCACTCATTTGTATAAATGGGGGTGTATTTTTGTTTCCAGTAGCTCGATAACTGAGGCATACTGCCATTGATTCCCAATTGTGCATGCCAGCATGCCAAGTTACTTCCTCCAAGTCCATACAATGGTATGTAGTACCATCATCCATAATAAAATATGTATATGTGAAACCTGGACATCCTTTACCTGGATTTACATGGCATTGTGTTCCAATATCATATGCATTAACAGTTTGATAATCAGTATGCCAATCATCACAATGAATAATAATTTGTTTTATATCCTTGGTGGATCTATGTTTGTATTTTAATGCTGGGTCTGCATTTACAAGCATTTGCTGTCTTACATCAACTATTGACATGATGATCCTCAATCAAACAGTTGCAATTGAATCAGTATAGGTTACAAGACTTTCTGCTTCTATTTCAAATGAATTTACCCATTCATTTACTGGGATACGTCGAACAAGTGTTTCAATATCTTCCATGATCAAAGATGGATTGCTACTCAATGAACTATATAGTTTTTCTTGTAACAGCAAGTAAGACATCAAATCAGGGGGTGATTCATAGTCTTTCCTGCCCATATTTCCATTTATAGCAGTAGAAGCATCACCACCAATTGTTATTGTATGTGATATAGAATTTACATAAAAAATTGAATTGTCTTCAACAAAATATGTTGGCATGCACAGTTCAATTTCAGGTCTGAATATCATATTTGCACTGCGGGTATACAACTCTGCATTTATCCATTTGATTAATGAATAAGCAGCCAAATCCAGGAATGTTATATTCTTGAATAGTGTGAAATTGTAGTTAAGCATTTGGTTGGAACAACTCTTGCGCCGGAACCCATACTTACGCATTTTTGACTTATCCCATGCCTTACCAAATAAACCTTGTGTGATATTGTCCAACTTATCAAAATCGGGTGTACCCTCCAAATGTAGAAATGTGCATAATTCTTCAATATTAAATGATGAAGAATTATTTGTCAATTCATCATTTGATATTACATTTGTATATCGAAATGGATTCAGAAAATATTCTTTTGTGGATCCATCAGAAGATATATTGATATACCATTTTTCCAAAAAGTCATTTGTTAGTCGCATTGGATGATAATTGAAGTTTCCATCTCCATCCACATAAAAATCATAATAACATATATTTGCCACTTCTTCCAAAATTTGTAACCGAGATGAGAAATTGGATGAATAAATCTGTGGTGATGAAAGCATAAATGTTCTATAGGGAGTCATATTATTACCCCACATCAATAACTTGGGGCGCTTCTTTATGCTGTACCACATATTGTATGTAGTCAATTCATTAATTGGAATACCACGCTTAGATATTACATCTTCAAGTTCTTTTGTTGAGCCATCCTTGACAACTTCAAAGTCAGCTAACTGTGTAAATTCTAATGAGTTTGATTTTTGGTCTTTTGAGTTGGGAGTGATATCTGTTTGTAGCTTTCTTTTTTCTGCACTGAGTTCTAATCGACCACCCGCCAACAAAGACTTTACAATGTCAAAATGATCGTGACCATATAAAGGTTGACCCATAATATTAATGGCCTTGGATATGGTTGCTTCTGCATATTGAATGAGAGCTGGATTAATATTGTCAGTACTTACCCGTGCTAACTCAAGTATATCTTTTGCCACCAACTGAATAGATGTATATCCAGCCGAATTACCCTGGGATGCAAACATAATATACCCAGTGAACATAGGAAAATAATAGTCTTTGTACAACCGTCCAGTGGCCCAAACTTTTATTGGAAGCATTGGTGCAAACAATTGTTCAAATATTGGAACTGCATAGTTGAAAAAGATACTTGATTTCTTGTTGTCTCTTAAATTAAAAGCATCCCGTATTGTTATGTTGCATGTTCCAATACCATTACGCAATTGCTGAATATTAATGTCAGTAAGATAATAATTTACAATGGTATTTATAAAACAACATATATCAAACTCAGATGCATTTTCTGCACCCTTTGCCATTACATTCATAATGTTTTGTAAGTCTTTATATTCTTCCTTACCATAGGACATAACATAATTGTAATAGTAATACACATAGTTATACAAATCACGCCCAAAAGATTTTAGCATTTTTGCACTTACTGGGCGTTCAGCTTCATCACCAGTGGTTGTTTTTGTGAATTGATGTGTGAAATCAATAAATATTTTAGCCTTTGGTTTATAGCACGCATCTGGCACTGGACAGACCAAATTAGGTAACTTTGTGGAAAACCCACGCTTTACAATTGGAAAGGATACCTGTTTGGATAGATTAGGACCATAACTAATAATATTGTTCTGATTGTAATATTTGGTTAACAATAAATCAGCAATATTAGCATTGGTGCTACTCATGTTATTCGCTCATATTGATATTGGAATTATTTGAATTGAAACTTGCATCATTGCGTTTTACAGTTTCATTCAGGTCATCCAATACAATGAAGTTTATTGTGTATGCCCAATTCCATGGAGACTCAGCTGTCATTGTAAAGTCAAACTGTTCAAAAAATCCCCGATATGTATAATCACCCATTTCCAATGTCAATACATCTTTATCAGCATCAAACATCTTATACATATTTTTCAGTTCTAAAAATGTCTTGTATTTTGGGGATAATGAAATCAATTCATAGTAGGACATTTTACCAATGAATAAATTTTGTGCCCAATTTGCAGCCACAGCTCCAGCAGCATTATTTGCTCGATTTATCTCTGATGCACTTCCAGAATCCCCAAACAATGATGCTAAATCGGCTGCTGTACTAAGAGCACCACCACCAAATCCATCAGTTACTACAGATGGGAGTAGGTTTCCAGTAACACCTGTTATACTCATCATAACCAATTCTGAACCCCAATCAAAAACAACAAATCTACCTGGTTGTGATGTTGGGATCTTCTGAACATTCTTACGCTCTGAAAAAGATATTTGCTGGGGATTTACCTTTAATACAACCTTTGTAACTTTGGAACTGTCCACTGGCTTATTGTTAATTGCAGCATCTAAAAGAATTTCTCCAGGAAATCTTCGGAATATCAACCTCTCATTCTCTGGATCTGGTGTTAGATAATCTGCAACCTTTTTTATTTTAGAACCTAATATCGACATATAAACTCCAGATTATATTATCTGCGGGTGCCTTTTGGTTTTGGTGCATTCTGTACATTGATTGGATCCATATCATATATTTCATTTATATTTTTTGGAGCTGGTGCATTTCTCCATTTCATAACCAGATCTTTTTCAATCACGGATGTTAATGCTGAAATCAAATATTCTGGTGCATTTGCCTCTTTTCCATATATTTGAGTTTTTACAACATTGGTTATTGCAACACGTTCTAGGTCACTCTGAGACAACGGGGTATCTTTATTTAATTCTTTTACACGTTTATATTCTTGTTGTACAGCTGGAATATCCATTAATAGTTGTCTTCTCTGTATAGCTTTTCCTTCGGGTCCTGAAATAAATGGAGTTAATCCTAAATTGTATTCTTGTTTCAAAACACGATTTCGAGATGCTTGTGATATGTCATCACGTGCTTGCTGGCGCTTAATGGATGGGTTGAAAAAATCAAATACTGTATCCACCGCAGTCTTTTTTGCTTCTGCAAAACTCATTAGAGCCTTAACAATCCAGTCCATTGCTTCAACCAAGTGCTTAAGATAGGGTTCAAATTTTTCTATCAGCAACTGTTGAATGCTTGTTAATGATGTAGCCGTTGATACACCAGAATCCAGTAATTTTTGTCGATTGTTGGCTTCTGTCTCAACTTGCTTCTTTGCTTCTTCGGCCTGTTGCTCCATTTCAGCTACTGCTTTTTCTAATCCTGTTTTTCCACCACCCCCAGTGAGCCATTCTGCCATTTTTTTTGATTCTCTAGGACCAAATCCCATTTGTGATAGAATGTTACGGGCTGCAAGAAGTTGTTGATTAATTCCTCCTCCAACACGTTCTTGTATGAATTTACCCACAGCCTTAAATTTTTGTGGATCTGTAAATTTTTCAAACTCAAAGATACCTTGTGCCCCTCCACCACCTAGAACAGATTTCCATGAATCTGATAGACTTTCTCCCATCCCCGCAATAGTTTTAGCAATTCCACGCCGTGTAGATTCATCTCCTAACCCTTCAATTAAACTCTTACCAACTGTACCTCTCAACTCTTTTGATTTACCAAGAAGTGTATTATACATACCCATGGTTCCCAATAAATCTGTATTATATTCTCGTTGGGAATGCCTTAGTTCTTCCATATCCGAAACCATTTCTTCCATAGTGATTTCAGATCCAGTTTTGCGTAATTCCTCTGCCTGTGCTTGAATACCGCGCATGATATTGAAAGCATTGTGCCATTTTGATGATCTAGCCTCATCCACCTTCAATCCATCTGCAGAAACAAGATTTTCCTCTTTGATTAATCTCTGCATATATTTAACTTGAGATCCACGCTCCATACCAGACCGCAGCTCATTTGCCATGATCATTTCACCCAACCCAAACTCTCGCTTGAGCTGTATTGTCTTTTGTCCTGCCAGTGTTGCCAATTGCTTTTGATATGGTAACAATTTGAACAACATAGTATTATTGATAGCCTGCTCATTATTTAATCGCTTTGTATACTCCTGTGTTTTGCTAACATGCCTAGATAATGCTAGTGCATTCACACCACTTTTTGCTAGGTCTTTAACAAAATTTCCTGATTCCTCAGCACTCATATGAAATTGTAAACGCAACTTATTGATTTCATTGTGTGCAATCTTTACATTTTTTGCACCACCACCCCAATGGTAGGCAGTCTGTGCAGCCATGCCTGATATCTTACGCTGCATGTTGTACAACTCTAGGGTCTTTGCAAATAAGAATCCAATTGATAGATTTGATAATGTTAAACTCTTAACCAGACCAGCAAATTCTCGGCCTTGTTCTTTCAAATGCCCAACCACTGCCTTGTGCAATCCACTTTGATTTGCTTGTTGAATTTGTTGCTTGCTTCCTAATGATATAATCTGATTTCCAACACGTACCCTAATATCCCGTTCTTCTTTGAGTGTCTTCAACTTCTTATCAAGAGCATTCTGTTCTGCCTTGGTTAATTTGCCCATAAGCATAAATGAATTTCCACGAAGTTGATTCTCTTTTTCCACAAGTTCATTAAACTGGTCCTGAGACACACCTAGTTTTTGTGCAAAGTCAACAAGTTTTCTCATCCTATCAACAACATTTGGATCTACTTTTACTGTCACATCTTGCATTTGTGCCTGTATTAATGCAAGTTCCTTCATAGCCTTGTTTAGGCGCTGAACATTCATTTCTCCTTGAGATGATGCAGCACTTAGCTTGGTAAGTTCAGCTCCGATATTACCAAGCATTTTTGGATCCATGTCAAATACATCAGCCACGATTTATTCTCCTAACACATCACTATCTAGTTTTTCTTCAGTCCCATCTTTTCCACGTAAATATAGCACATTTGAACTGGGCTTTTGTACTGATCTCTTGATTGCCTTCTCCAACTCTGGAGAACATTTCATCCTTCCTGTTGCTCGACCATAAGCAGAATGTGTCTTAAATTCAGAGTTAACCCGTATATAATCCTGACCTTTTCCATCTGCATGATCCTTTTCCACCTTGTAGATTTCAGGATTAATATAAAATTTCAAGATGTCAATGTATGACATAATCATACTATGATCTTGTTCTTTTGCATAACTTATGTTAGAATATAACATTATTTTTGCATAATCATTTAACTCTTGAAATTCTTTGGAGGTTGGCAGAACTTTGTAGTACTGGCATATTGCCAGATTCATTACTAGGACGTCACTGTACTTTTTTTTTGTGCCTCTGAGAAATTCTTAGCAATCAGATCCACAAATTTGTTGAATTCTTCATACATCATATCTAGTACATGTACTGACTTTATTTTGTCATGTAAAATATATCTAGCCATATCTAATGATGATGGAGTCCTATTATATTTCTTCTCAAAATCTTCCCGGTCTTTTGAGTCCAATACCAATGGCATATGATTAATGGTGACAATTGCTCTGGCAAGAATTTCCAGTTCGGTTGTGATTGCTTGTGCAGGAGAAGATGAAAATTGTGCCACTACTTCAAACACTTCCCTCATTTCAACTGGGGTAAGAGTGCGGTATACAACTACAATTTCCATAGCATCATTTTTGAAAATTGTTTTTGGCTCTGATGTAGCATATCCCAAAAGGAATAGCTGCTCCAAGTATGCATTTTCTGATGCCCGAATTGGAGAAGACGATTGTAAGGTTTCAGGTACAGCAGTCATGTGGAATCTCTTTTCGTTTCGATGAAATTAATATTAGAACCGTTCTCCACGAACGGTACGGCATGCAAATGTCATTTCTTCAACAACGCGAACAGTACCAGTATCCACTGATTTGCTCATTGCAGTAGCTACACAATCAAGATAATATACTGCTCTGAATCCCTGTCCTGGAGGTAGTGTCTGTAACTCAGTAATGGTTACAGGCTGATTGAGGTCTTCTAATGAATAAATCTCAAATCCTAAAGCCTCCAGGATGTTTGCCTGATACAACTCTACATGTGAGATTGATACTTCAACATCAGTACCACCCCATAGGATTTCTTTTACTTCTGGACCACGTGCAAACAGAATTTCTCGAATACGTTCTGCATTTCGTGAGAAACTTACACTAAACCGTTCAAACGAACCAATTGGCTCACCACCCATTGAAATAGAGTATGAATAAAATGACGAATGAGCAGTGTTTGGTACAGATGTTTGTGGGTAAGACATGATACCCTCCTATTAGAAGCTAAGAACGAATGTAAATGTAACATCCATCCATTGCAGTCCATATGCAGGCTTGATGGATGCGGATACATTCAATTTTCTTGGCTCCACAGTATCTTGTGATACTGCTAGATTCTTATACTCAGATACAATACTCCTAGAAATCAAAGACTCAAGAATGTTCTTACTAGATCCACGTACCTGTGCAATCAAGGATGAAGTAATTGGTTTGTTTCGATAAATGTTCCACAAACCCTCTCTCCAATACTTCTTTACATAGTCCTTTACATCCTGAACACCCAAGTCTTCAGTCAATGCACTGGTTGTATCAGTAGTGATTGCCAAAACATTTCGGACAACTGTCCCACGAATCTTGGCAGGGGATACACCACGTGCTACCAACCAATTGAGTTCATCTGGGGTATAGTTGGAATCAAAAGATACCCCAAAGATGATCTCATCAGAAATATTGATACCAATATCCACAGAACACAATTTACCACCAAGAGCCGCAGCATAGAACCGCATATCATAATCTGCAGTATCACCAGTAACATGTACTGTACCATCTGGTATAGCAGGAATCACCATTCTCTCATGAGCATATGATTGTGCTAAAGCAGCAAATGCATTTAGATCTGTGGTCTTTGGAGCAGACCCAATCACAGTACGTTCCTGCTTACGCTCTGGTTCTGAACAAAGAACAGCATGGTTGAAGAAAATATCCATAGCAGTTGTGGAATCCAGTGTCCCAGATGATAGAGGAATCAGGAACAACTTGTAATCAGTAACACCACGTAGTTGTTCCTTGGTGGCAATAAAGGCATCTTCAAGTTCTTCATCAGTGGGATTGTCTGGATCGACTGCTCCAGAAAGATCCAACTGTGCCACCATAACACCCTTAGATCCATTTGAAAATGCTAGGTCAGCAGATGCAACCACATCATTGATATCCCCATTTGTGCGAATCTTATTACCATGGTCTGCAATTACTAGGTTCTGATCAAAGTATAACATAGGAATGTAGGCAGATGCTGGTCGTGTTTCTGTAAATGTAATGTAATACTCATCACCAGTGGTAGGTTCAGAAGCACCCAACCATTGAATGGTATTACTACTCAGTTGGTAGTCTACTCCCTCAACATAGGATGCAATACCGGGAAGATCCCCTACCGTTACAATTTCATTTACCGTCTGAGTTGTTACAATTGTGTCTGATCCTGAGGATGTGCCCTTTGTAATTACTTGATTTGTAATCAATCGGAAGGGATCTCCCTCACCAATCATTACAGGATATCGTTCATATACTGGTGGGGCAATTGTGCCAGTATCATTCACCACTCTTACAATGATTCCAGGAATCCTTTGAGCCATTTCTGTCTCCTTTTCATACAAATCTGTATTATAATTCTATCCTAGTATACCTGCCATTGTTTAACTAATGTTTCATTCATCATAGGGTGTTATATCGGAAATAATATCAATTAATCTATCTTCTAAGTCTGTAGTGTCTCTCCAACAACTTACTAACTGTACAGACATGCCTATATGATATATGTCAAATTCTGTATTTGGTTCTGCGATAATTTGTTCACCACTAAAAGAAGGACCACTGGCAATAACAATGCCATGATTTCCAAAATAATCCTTTGCATCTGGGTGTGATAAATATATTCCAACAATATCCGACAAATTATCGCGTTCTTCTGGAGTAGTTGCCCGAATACTAATGGATACTGTTAATTCAATGTCACCACCTACTGTTCGATATTGTTCTGCTTCTCCATCCTGTGATGAATATATATGATCCTTATCAATGGACTTGTAAATATATCCTCCATTAACTTCTCCAATAATGATCTGTGGAAGATTTCTCCGGGCATCAATTGGGTAACTCTTTACAATTGTTGGGAAATTTGAGAACTTGATCTGCTTGGTACCATCTGTAAAGAGCAAAGAACCCCGTTCAGCAGCCTTGAACACCGATGTCAAATACTGCACCATGAAATCCTTGGCAAAACGAACTCCACGATAGTACATCATGAGTCTACCACCGTTATGTTATACAGGGATGATCTTGGATCAATTTCAGCAAGGTCCATTGTCTGGCATACTAAAATATCCTCAATATATGCAGGGTTAGTTCCATTAACCATATAGCGTGCTCCAGTGGATTTCCTAACAATAACATCATACTCTACAATTTCAGGGCAATAGGGAGGGGGGTTTGTCCAGTATGACAACTTGCTTTGTTGAATCAACCCACCCTGTGTAATCACAAAGTCTGCTTGAACATTAGGAAATATCATTGGAAATTGGTGTGGAGTCAGTTGCCTTCTAATACGTGCCGTGGGTTTTAACCATTGTTCAAATCCCCATAATGACTTTTGGAAATCTGCTCCATTGTCACGGATTGGTTGATCTCCTGCAAAATTTACCAATGGATTTATTGTGCCATATACAAATGTAGATATATTTCCCAATGTCATTGGGGGTGTGTTGAATACAATATAAACAGAATCTGTAATTGGATTACCACTTGAATCAATTTGGTCCTGAAATATATCAAATGCATATTCATCTCTACCAGATAAAAATGAATACTTATCAACGGCTTGTACCCAAGGAGATGTTCCACCACTAGATGTTATTGTGGCTGTAATCACCTTTTGATCAGGATACTCTAAGTCTGAATCTGTTCCAGATTCCCACAACAAACAACGTAAATAACCAGTATCTGGATCTGTATCATATGAACTGACGGTCTTTGTAATAGTTGGAATCCTGCGACTATCAAATTGAAATGTCGTATCAGCTCTGGCTAATCTTTTCAATAAAAATACAGCTTCTCCAAATTGATTCAATGCTTCTTGATTCTGACGCACTGCTAAGGATAAAATCCTTGTAGCACGCCTTACTTTATATGTGGGAGTCCAAATTGACATAATTTATTCCAATCACATTAACAAAGATTTTAACCCCAAGTTGACAGTAATCTGCTCCACATCCCGACAGGCATGCTATTATACACACGAGAAGATCTCATACCAGCTGGAGACCACTGATACAGCACA